CAATGATTTACGGGCATACTTCGGCATAATCTGGGTATCGGCATAATGAGCCTGCCATCCCGTGGCTTCGACGATCTCGTCGATGGTCGCGCCGCCCTCGGCGCGCAGCATCTCGATCAGCGTCTCCTGCTTGGTGCCCTTGCGGCGCTGGACCGGGGCTGGCGGCGTTTCCGCCGGCGGCATCTCATCCTGCTCGTCCGTGATCCCGAGGGTGCTGTAGGCGAGCGGGGTGGCGCGCAGCGTGATCGGGCCGCGATCCTCGTCGTGGCGCCAGACCGTGTTGAGGTCCGTGGCGGCGATTTCCTCGATCAGGCCCTGCTTGAGGAGGCTCTTGCAGACGTTGCCGACGGCGCCACCCTTGAGGCTGGCGGTGACGGGGAAGATGGCTCCGTCCTCGCGCGCGCAGGCGGTGGACAGGATGACGGCTTGGGCGTCTGAAAGCTGGATCTGGGTCATGGGGTCGTCTCCGTATTCGGGCCCGCGTCATGCGGCGCCTTCTACGACCCCGAGCCGCGCAGGGTGCGCGGCGGGAGTTCCGGCAGTGCCGGAGATCAGCGGGCGTGCTCGCCCTCGCCGAAGGCGCTGTCGGTGATGCGCTTCAAGAGGCTGGCGTAGTGTTCAAGAGTGCCGACCATGGCCCAGCCCGCCTCGTCGGGGTGGCAGTTGAAATGGTCGTCGCTGAGCGCCTGCAGGCGGGCGAGCATCTCGTCGATTTCGGCTTTCTTGACGATGAAGGCGTTCAGGGCCGCCTCGCGGTTCCGGCGCGCCTTCTCGGCGCGGAGTTCGTGGCGGGGCGTGGTGATCGGGTTCAGGCGGGTGGTCATCGTGTTGGCTCCGGGTGAGTTGCATCGTCCTTGTGATCGGACGTTCGCTCCACGCGCCCGGCTTATCAACGAGATAAGCGCCTGACTTTGAATGATAATCGGGGCTGGCAATGCAGGGCATGAGCGAGCGCCAGTACGCCGCCCATGTCGGGCTGTCGCGCGGCGCGATCCAGAAGGCGAAGGCCGCCGGGCGGCTCGTCCTGCACGAGGATGGCAGCATCGACGCCGCGGCCTCCGACAGGCGGCGGGCCGAGACGACCGATCTGTCCAAAAGCAGACCGAAGGCCGCAAAAAGTCCAGGCGGAATGAAGCCGGTACCGGCGGCGGTCATTGCGTCTGCCAACGAGACGCTGCGCGAGAACGGGGTCACCGTTCCGGAGGTCGGCGAAGCCGGCGCCTACATGAAGGCCAAGACCTTCAACGAGATCATGAAGGCTCAGGAGCGAAAGCTCGGGCTCCAGATCAAGAGGGGCGAGTTGGTCGACCGCAACCGCGCGATCTCGCTGGTCTTCCGGCTCGCGCGCGAGGAACGCGACGCGTGGGTGAACTGGCCGGCGCGGGTGGCTGCGCTGATGGCGGCGGAGTTGGGAACGGAGACGACGGCCATGCAGAAGGTTCTGGAGGCCCATGTCCGCGCCCATCTCGAGGAACTCGCCCAGCCCCGGATCGCCCTCTGACGAGGTCACTGCGTTCGACGGTGCCGAGGCGCTGCTCCGGGCCTGGGGCCGCGGCCTCACGCCCGATCCCTGGCTGACCGTCTCGGAATGGTCGGACACGCATCGCTGGCTGAGCTCGCGCGCGAGCGCCGAGCCCGGCCGATACCGGACCGAGCGCACGCCCTACATGCGCGCGATCATGGACGCCCTCTCACCCGGCGATCCGACCCAGCGGGTCGTGTTCATGAAGGCCGCGCAGGTCGGCGCGACCGAGGCCGGCAACAACTGGATCGGCTTCGTGATCCACCACGCGCCCGGCCCGATGCTCGCTGTCCAGCCGACGGTGGAACTGGCCAAGCGGAACTCGCGCCAGCGGATCGACCCTCTGATCGAGGAGAGCCCGGCGCTCAAGGAACGCGTCCGCCCGGCGCGAGCGCGCGACAGCGGCAACACGCAGCTGTCGAAGGATTTCCCGGGCGGCGTGCTGGTGATGACCGGCGCGAACTCGGCGGTGGGACTGCGCTCGATGCCGGCACGCTACGTCTTCCTCGACGAGGTCGACGCCTATCCGGCCTCGGCAGACGAGGAAGGCGATCCGGTAGGCCTCGCCGAGGCGCGCTCGCTGACCTTCGCGCACCGGCGCAAGGTCTTCCTGGTCTCGACGCCGACGATCCGCGGCGTCAGCCGGATCGAGCGGGAATACGAGGCAAGCGACCAGCGGCGGTTCTTCGTGCCGTGCCCGCATTGCGGCGCGATGCAGTGGCTGCGGTTCGAGCGGCTGCGCTGGGAGAAGGGCAAACCGGAGACGGCGGCGTACCATTGCGATGCCTGCGACGAGCCCATCGAAGAACACCATAAGCCGGCGATGCTGGCCGTGGGCGAATGGCGGCCGACCGCTGAGCCCCGCGATGCGCGGACGGTGGGGTTTCATCTCTCGGCTCTCTATTCGCCGCCGGGGTGGAAGAGCTGGGCCGACATCGCACGCGACAAGGAGACGGCAGCGGGCTCGGACGAGGCCGAGCGGGTGTTCCGCAACACGGTGCTCGGCGAGACCTGGATCGAGACCGGCGACGCGCCGGACTGGCAGCGCATCGCCGAGCGGCGCGAGGACTGGCCGGCCAGCACTGTCCCTGCGGGTGGGCTGTTCCTGACCGCCGGCGCGGACGTGCAGAAGGACCGGATCGAGGTCGATGTCTGGGCCTGGGGCCGTGGGCTGGAAAGCTGGCTCGTCGATCATGTGGTGATCGAGGGAGGACCGGCGCGTCCCGAGGCATGGGAGGCGCTGACCGATCTGCTCGGCCGCAGTTGGCGGCATGCAGGTGGTGCGGAGCTGGGCCTCGCGCGGCTCGCCATCGACACGGGCTATGAGACGGCCGCGGTCTATGGCTGGGCGCGATCGGTCGGCTTCGCGCAGGTCGCGCCGGTGAAGGGGCTCGAGGGGTTCAACCGGGCGAGCCCGGTCTCGGGACCGACTTTCGTCGACGCCACCGCGGGCGGGAAGCGCCTGCGTCGCGGCGCGCGGCTCTGGACCGTGGCCACTTCGACCTTCAAGGCCGAGACCTACCGCTTCCTGCGGCTGGCGCGGCCCACGGCTGAGGAGTTGCAGGACGGCGCGGCTTTCCCGCCGGGCACGATGCATCTGCCCGGCTGGGCCGACACCGAGTGGATCCGGCAGCTGACGGCCGAGCAGCTGGTGACCGTCCGCAACCGCCGCGGCTTCGCGAAGCTCGAATGGCAGAAGCTGCGGGAACGCAACGAGGCGCTGGACTGCCGGGTCTACGCCCGCGCGGCCGCCTGGATCGCGGGCGCGGATCGCTGGCCCGAGGCGACATGGGCCGATCTCGAAGCGCAGCTCGGCGTGCCGAGCGGGATGGACAGCCCGGCCGGCCTGATCGGGCGGCCCGACGCGGGCCCGCAAGGCAAGCGCCGCTCCGACTGGCTCGGGCGACGGGAAGGATGGTTCTGATGGCAGACTGGACGGAGGCGGAGCTCGCGGCGCTCCGGCGCGCCTATGCGAGCGGCACGACGCGGGTGAGCTATGACGGCAAGACCGTGGACTACGGCTCGGCCGAGGACCTGCTCGGGCGCATCCGCACCATCGAGCGCCAGCTCGCAGGGACGACCGCACGGCCCATCGCGGGCTTCGCCGGCTTTTCGCGCGGGGACCGCTGATGGTCTCCTGGCTCGACAGGGCCATCGCGAGCGTCGCCCCGCGCACAGCCACGCGGCGCGTGCTGGCGCGGCAGGCCTTCGAGGGTCTCGCGCGCTCTTACGAGGGCGCGGCGCGGGGCCGGCGCACGGATGGCTGGCACGCGCCGGGATCCTCGGCCGACGCCGAGATCGGCCGCGCCGGGGCGCTGCTGCGCGACCGGATGCGGGACCTCGTGCGCAACAACCCGCACGCCGCCAAGGCGGTCTCGGTGCTCGTCAACAACATCGTCGGCGCGGGGATCATGCCGCGTGCCGCGAGCGGCGACGCCGCCCTCGACCGCGAGGTCGACCGTCTCTTCGAGATCTGGGCGCGGGGCTGCGACGCCGACGGCCAGCTCGACTTCTACGGGCTGCAGACGCTCGCCTGCCGCGAGATGGTCGAGGCCGGCGAAGTGCTGGTCCGCCGCCGTCCGCGGCGCCCCGGCGACGGTATCATGCCGCCCGTGCAGCTGCAGCTGCTCGAGGCCGACTTCCTCGACGCGACTCGCAACGGCGCGCTCGGCGCGGGCCAGGCGGTACAGGGCATCGAGTTCGACGCGCTCGGGCGGCGCCGGGCCTACTGGCTCTTCGGTGCGCATCCAGGCGATGCCACGCTCAGCCTGACGGGCGGGCTCACCAGCCGCGCGGTCCCCGCGACCGAGATCGCCCATGTCTACGAGAAGCAGCGCACGCAGGCGCGCGGCGTCCCCTGGGGCGCGCCGGTGATCCGGGCCCTGCGCGATCTCGACGACTACGAGGTGGCCGAGATCGTGCGGAAGAAGACCGAGGCATGCGTCACCGCCATCGTCTTCGGCGACGAGGAAGCCCAGCAAGGCATTGCGCCGTCTGTGGTCGATGCCGACGGCAACCGGGTGGAACAGTTCGAGCCGGGCCTCATCGCCTATGCCCGCGGCGGCAAGGACATCCGGTTCAACCAGCCTGCCGCCACCGGCGGCTACGGGGAATACAAGCGCGCCAACCTGCACACGATCTCGGCGGGGTTCCGCGTGCCCTACGAGTTGCTGACCGGCGATCTCAGCCAGGTGAACTACTCGTCGATCCGCGCGGGGCTCGTGGAGTTCCGCCGGATGATCGACGCTGTGCAGTGGCAGTTGTTCATCCCGATGTTCTGCGCGCCCGTGTGGCGGTGGTTCACGGAAGCGGCGTGGGCGGCGGGGCGTATCCCGACGCCGGACGTGCCGGTGGAATGGTCGCCGCCGAAGTTCGAGGCGGTCGATCCGCAGAAGGACGCGATGGCGGACCTGCTTGCCATCCGCTCCGGCACCATGACGCTCGCCGAGGCTATCGCCCGCCAAGGCCGCAACCCCGATGCGGTACTGGCCGAGATCGCGACCACGAACGCCAAGCTCGACGAACTGGGTCTCGTGCTCGACAGCGACCCGCGCCGGGTCACCAAGACCGGCAGCGCGCAAGCCAATGCGCCGGCCGACCCCGCGACCGATCCGGACGACCCGGGAACGGACGCGGCCTGACGAGGATTCATCCATGGAGCAGACCATCGAACTGCCGGCCTTCCGCCGGTCGGCGGAGCTTGCGCCGAACAGCATCGACCCGGAGACACGCAGCGTCGAGGTGATCTGGTCGACCGGCGCCCGGGTGCGGCGCGCCTCGCTCTTCGGCGAGCCGCATGACGAGGAGCTCAGCATGGCGCCCGAGCATGTGCGGCTCGAGCGGCTGAACGCGGGCGCGCCGTTCCTGAAGGTGCACGAGGCGCACGATCTCGACGCGGTGATCGGCTCGGTCGTGCCGGGTTCCGCGCGGATCGAGAACGGACAGGGCATCGCCCGCATCCGGCTCTCCGAGCGCGACGCCGTCGGCGACATCTGGCGCGACATCGAGGCCGGGCACATCCGCGCGGTCTCCATCGGCTACCAGGTCCACCGCTTCGAGATCTCGAAGCCCGACGGCCAGCGGGAGCTCTGGCGCGCGGTGGACTGGACCCCGTTCGAGATCTCCGCTGTGCCCGTGGGCGCCGACCCCGCCGCCGGCTTCCGTTCCAACAGCGAACATCACGACTGCGTCCTCCACCGCCGGGACGCCCCCACCAGCCAAGGAGCATCCCCGATGACCGACAGGACCCAGACCCCGGCCGAGACGGCCGAGCAAACGACCAACACCACGGCAGCGCCCGAGGAGACCCAGATGACCGACGACAAGACCGGCGCTGCCGAGACGCAGACCCGCGCCGCCGAGACCAAGCCCAAGGCCAAGCCGACGCCCGACCCGGCGCCGGAGGACCGCAGCCGCAGCGTCGATACCGACGCGCTGGTCAGCGAGGCCCGCGCGCAGGAGCGCGAGCGCGTCTCCACGATCCACGGGCTGGCCGACAAGCTGCATCTCGAGCGAGGCTTCGCAGACGACCTCATCAAGCGCGGCGTCTCCATCGACGAGGCGCGCCGGTTGATCCTCGACCAGGTCGCGGCCAAGGCCGACGAGACCCGGACCTTCCCGCATGTCTCGATCCCGCTCGGCGGGCGCGACGCCACGGTCACGCGACGCGAGGCGATCTCGAACGCGCTTCTCCACCGCTACAGCCCGACGCTGTTCCCGCTGGAGGACGCCGCCCGCGAATACCGCGGCATGACGCTGATGGAGCTCGCCCGAGAAAGCCTCGAGACGGCGGGCGCCAGCACCCGCGGCCTCTCCCGCGACGAGGTGGCGACCCGCGCGCTGCACTCGACCTCTGACTTCCCCGAGATCCTCGCCGCCGTCACCAACAAGACGCTGCGCCAGGCCTACGAGGCCTATCCGCGGACCTTCCCGCTCTTCTGCCGGCAGGTGCTCGCCACCGACTTCAAGGCGATGCACCGCGTCCAGCTGGGCGAAGCGCCGCAGCTCCTGAAGGTCGGCGAAAGCGGCGAGTTCAAGCGCGGCACGCTCGGCGAGAGCAAGGAGAGCTACCGCATCGAGACCTACGGCCGCGTCGTTGCGATCACCCGGCAGGTGCTGATCAACGACGATCTCGACGCCTTCACCCGGATCCCGGCGATGTACGGCAACTCCATCGCGCAGCTGGAATCGGACGTGGTCTGGGACATCGTGACCTCGAACCCGGCCATGGCGGACGGCACGGCGCTGTTCCATTCGACCCACAAGAACCTCGCCGGCAGCGGCGCGGCGCTTGGCGTGGACAGCGTGGGCCTAGCGCGGGCGGCGATGCGCAAGCAGACGGGCCTCGACAAGAAGACGGTGCTGAACATCCGGCCCGCCTTCCTGATCGTGCCGGCGGCGCTCGAGCTGAAGGCCGAGCAGCTGGTCGCCCAGAACCTCGTGCCCGCCCAGAGCGGCAACGTCGTGCCGCAGTCGATCCGCACGCTCTCGCCCATCGCCGAGCCCCGGCTCGATGCAGCGAGCGAGACGGCCTGGTATCTGGCGGCGAGCCCGAACCAGATCGACACCATCGAGTACGCCTATCTCGAGGGCCAGCAGGGCGCCTACATCGAGACGCGCAACGGCTTCGACGTCGACGGCGTCGAGATCAAGTGCCGCCTCGACTTCGGCGCCAAGGCCATCGACTGGCGCGGTCTCTATAAGAACCCCGGCGCGTGAGCCGGGCCACCCCCTGAACCCTGATCCCTGACGCACGGGCGGTCCCGATCGGCCGCCCGTCGTCGTTCCGCTAAAGGACCCCGCGATGAAGAACTACGTCCAACCCGGCACCACTCTCACCCTGACCGCACCCTATGCCGTGACCTCCGGCGATGGCCTGCTCGTGGGCTCCATCTTCGGCGTGGCCGCCGGCGATGCCGCAAGCGGCGCGACGGTCGAGGCCGCGCTCACCGGCGTCTTCGACCTCACCAAGATCGGCTCGCAGGCCTGGACCGTCGGTGCCAAGGTCTATTGGGACGACACCAACAAGCGCTGCACCACGGTCGCCACCGACAACACACTCATCGGCGTGGCGGTCGAGGCGGTGGCCGGCGGCGCGGGCGACACCATCGGTCGGGTGCGCTTGAACGCGAGCTTCTGATGACCGCCTTCGCCGCCGCTCTCGACGCGCTCTTCGCCGACGCGCATCTGGCGCGCGACGTCGTCTACACCGCCGAGGGCGGTGCGCCCGCTCTGGTCCGCGCGATTCTGCGGCGGCCCGACGACGTCACCGGCTTCGGCGAGGCGCGCATCTGGTCGGAAACCACCCGGCTCGATCTGCGCCTCGCCGAGGTGGCGAACCCGCGGCCCGGCGACCGCATCGAGATCGACGGCGAGGCCTTCCTCATCCAGGGCGAGCCCGTCCGCGATCGCGAACGGCTCGTCTGGACCGTGGACCTGAGGCTCGCATGAAGCTCAAGCTCGACATCACGCCGGACCTCGTCGCCGCCATGGCCGCGGAGGTGAAGGCGGGCGAGAAGGCCGTCACCGCCGCGATGCGCGAGGCCGGCACCGGGCTGAAAACGGCATGGCGCGGCCAGATCAACGGCGCAGGACTCGGCCGGCGACTGGCGAACTCGATCCGGAGCCAGACCTATCCGAAGGCCGGCGAAAGCCTGAGCGCCGCGGCGCTGGTCTGGTCCAAGGCGCCCGTCATCGTCGGCGCCCACGACACCGGCCCGCTGATCCGCTCGAAGGACGGGTTCTGGCTGGCGATCCCGACCGAAGCCGCCGGCCGCGGCCTGCGCGGCGGCAAGATCACTCCCGGCGAATGGGAGCGCCGCCGCGGCCTGCGCCTGCGCTTTGTCTATCGCCGGCGCGGCCCGAGCCTGCTGGTGGCCGACCGGGCCCGGATCAACACCCGCGGTCAGGCGGTTGCGTCACGGGCGAAGACCGGCCGCAACCAGGTCACCGCGCCGATCTTCCTGCTGGTCCCGCAGGTCAAGCTGCCGAAGCGGCTGGACCTCGCACGGGATGCAGACCGGGCGCTCGACAGCGTGCCGGGGCTGATCGTGGCGAATTGGGTGGAGGGGCGGCTAACCTGAGACCGCCATTTCCACACTCATGCCGCGTTGGAATCGAGGACGCGCGTCAGGACGGCTATCGCATTCTCGAAGTTCCGCTGCTGATCGCGCATTTCGTAGGCCCACTTGATCCCATGAAAAAGGTTATTTCGCAGCCGGAAGACAATGATTAGCAAGGCTTTGAGGATCTCGGTCGGTGTAGCTTCATGTCCCAGCAGAACCGCTTCCACGAGTTCACGTCTGTCGTTTCCTCGAAAGTGCAGGCTTTCAAACTTGTGATTGGTTTGCCCGTCGGACACGTACCTCTGCCGGAAATACGCCAAAGCATCTCCGAAGGGCTCAGCCGAACCAAAGCTCGCCGCGTTTTCGTCGACAAATCGGACGATGGCAGTCGCGTTTGCGTTCGTCGAAAGGGCCCGCGCCTCGAAGACACTCCAGACGATAGAGAATCCGGCCACCGCTGATCGCTCGACGTTCGAGAGCTCTTGGTAGCCGGGTTGAGTTCGTTCAAGCCAATCTTCCGCGAGCATCGCATCCAACTCTTTGATCCCTATCCGCCCACGATAGCGAAGCGCCGAGGTTTCTCAAATAGATGCCCACGCCACGCGAAACCATCCTCGCCGCGCTGCACGCGCGGCTCTCGGCGCTACCCGCCACCGCGTTGCGCGGCGAGGTGCTGCCCGAGCGTGTCCCGGCCGAAGGTCTGCTGATCCTGCGCGACGGCGAGCCGGGCGAGCCTGACGTCACGTTGTCGCCCTTGCGCTACCACTACCAGCACCGTTCAGAGATCGAGGCGGTCGCGCAGGGTGCCGACCGCAACGCCGTCTTCGACACGCTGACCGCCAGCATCGGCACGGCGCTCGCCGCCGACCGCACGCTGGGCGGGCTCTGCGACTGGGTCGAGGCCGAAGCCCCGCGGCCCGTCGATCTGCCCGTGGAGGGCGCGGCCAGCCTGAAGGCCGCCGTGATCCCGGTCGTCCTGCATTATTCCACGGCCGATCCGCTCGGGTAGACCCGACGGTTCAGTTGCCGCGACAGGTGCCGTAGTAGCCGCCCGAGAAGTAACAGTATTCCAGCGCCACTCCGGCAGCGATCATTTGGGCAGCGATGTCGCGACCATCGGTGAGGAAGCACTGCCCGACGATCCGCCCGTACCGGTCGATGTCGCGCACGCGACAGGTCACGCTTTGTCCGGCGATGAGGCGCCTAAGAGTGGACGTCGCCGCGGACGCGCCGCGCTCGTCGCGTTCCGGAGCGTCGAGGCCCCAGACACGGATCGGCCGCTCAATGCCGCGAAGTGAGAAGGTGTCGCCGTCCGTCACATGGCGGACCGCGCCGCTCACGGTATTCGTCTGCCCCGATACGGGGCCCGGCGAAAGAACCATGACCGCGAGGACTGAAACGATCATCCAGGTGATGATCCACCGACCGGAAATATTAAGCAGGGAATTGGGACGAGTACTGCGCATGAACTCCATGTGCGGCACGGCCTGACCAGACGCAACCGCGCTTCAACGAAATCAAGGAGATCACCATGGCACGAGCCCAGGGGGCGCGGGCGCTGATGGCGCTTGCGTTCGAGACGACCTATGGCACGCCGCCTGCGAGCGGCTTCACCCGCATGCCCTTCGCCAGCACCTCGCTCGGCGCGGAGCAGCCGCTGCTGAACTCGGAGCTGCTCGGCTACGGCCGCGATCCTCTGGCGCCGATCAAGGACGCGGTGACGGCCGATGGCGATGTCGTCGTGCCGCTCGACGCCGAGGCCTTCGGCTTCTGGCTGAAGGCGGCGTTCGGAACACCTACGACCACCGGCGCGGAAGCTCCGTACAGCCACGAGTTCCAGTCGGGGTCCTGGACGCTGCCCAGCATGTCGATCGAGACCGGCATGCCGGAGGTGCCGCGGTACGCGATGTACTCGGGCTGCGTGCTCGACCAGATCACCTGGCAGATTCAGCGCTCGGGGCTGCTGACCGCCACGGCGCGGCTGGTGGCGCAGGGTGAGAGTGTGGGCACGACCACCAGCGCCGGAACGCCCGCCGCGCTGGAGCTGAAGCGCTTCGGCCATTTCAACGGGTCGATCACGCGCAACGGCACCGCCCTCGGCAACGTGGTCTCGGCCGAGATTGCCTATGCCAACAACCTCGACCGGATCGAGACCATCCGCTCGGACGGCCGCATCGACGGGGCGGACCCCTCCATCGCGGCGCTGACCGGCCGGATCGAGGTGCGCTTCGCCGACCAGACGCTGGTGACGCAGGCGATCAACGGCGAGGCCTGCGAGATGGAATTCGCCTACGTCCTGCCCTCAGGCGAAAGCTTCACCTTCACCGTGCATGCCGTCTACCTGCCGCGCCCACGCATCGAGATCTCCGGACCGCAGGGCGTGCAGGCCACTTTCGACTGGCAGGCCGCGCGCGACAGCACCGTCGGCCGGATGTGCACCGCCACCCTCGTGAACGATGTGGAGACCTACTGATGATCGCTCTCGACCTGACCAACGCTCCGCGCTGGCACGATCTCGTCCCCGGCGTCCGGGTGCAGCTGCGCCCGCTGACCACCGCGCTGATGGTGGCGACGCGCAGCGATCCGGCCGTCGAGGCAGTTCCAGAGGAGGCCTCGGACGAGGAACGCGCCGTCGCCTTCGCCAAGGCGCTCGCGCGGCGGGCGGTGCTCGCCTGGGACGGCATAGGCGACGCCGCCGGCAACCCCATCGGTCCGAGCCCGGAGGCCATCGACGCGCTGCTCGACTTCTGGCCGATCTTCGAGGCCTTCCAGCTGACCTACGTCTCGAAGGGCCTGCTGCTGGAACAGGAAAAAAACGCCTCCGCGCCCTCGCCGAATGGTCCTTCGGCGGGGGCGACCGATACTGCGAAGCCTGCGCGCAAGCCTGCGCGGACTGCCCGGCGCGGCTGAACCGTCCGGAAACACCGGAGGGTTGGCAGATCTGGGACCTGGTCGGCCGTCTCGGCGGCCAGCTGCGCGTGCTGCCCGGCGCGGTGATCGGCTGGGACATGTCGGCGGCGCTCGCGCTTGGTGACGCCCTCGGCGTGCCGCCGCTCGCCATGGCCGAACTGCTGCCCGTCATCGAAGCGGTGATGGTCGCCAAACTCAACGAACAAACGGATCACTCCCATGGCTGAGAAGAGGGTCAGCGTCCGCCTCGCGGCCGTGGGCGGACGGCAGGTGCGCGCCGAACTGGAAGGCGTGGGCGAAGCCGGATCGCGCGGCTTCGGACGGCTGAGCCGGGAGATGGAGGCGGCGAATGCCCGGCTGGCGGCCTTCTCGCGCCGGGTCCGGGTCGCGGCCGCCGCCGCCGTGGCCGCCGCTGCCGCCGCGGGCGTGGCGATGATCCGGTCCGGCCTCCAGACCGTTGATGCGCAGGCGAAACTGGCGCAGTCGCTTGGCACCACGGTCGCCTCGATCCAGACGCTGGAGCGCGCGGGCGAGCTGGCGGGCGTGTCCATGTCCGGCATCGAGCAGGCGACGAAGGATCTGACGCGCCGTCTCAGCCAAGCGGCCGCCGGGAGCGGTCCCGCCGCCGACGCGCTGGACCGGCTGGGGCTCTCGGCCAACGAGCTTATCGCCCTGCCGCTGGATCAGCGGGTCGGCGCGATCAACGCGGCCATCGAGAGCTTCGTGCCCGTCGCCGAACGCGCGGCGGTCGCGGGGCAACTCTTCGGCGAGGAAGGCTCCATCGCCATGTCGCGGATTGACACCGCGACGCTGCGCCAGGCGACGGAGGATGTGCTTGCCTTCGGGGTGGTGGTCTCCGAACAGGACGCCGACCAGATCGAGCGGACGAACGATGCGATCTCCCGGCTCGGTCTGATCTGGCGCGGCCTGTCGAACCAGCTGGCCGTCGCCGCGGCCCCGGCGCTGGAAGCCGTCGCGGATGCCATGGCGGCGGTCGCCAACCGCACCGGCCCGCTCGGCATCGCGATCCGCGGCCTCTTCGACAACATCGGCCGCCTGACCACCTACGCCGCGACCTTCGCGGCCTTCCTCACTGGACGTTGGGTCGCCGGCATGGCCGCTGCGGCGCTCTCCGTCCGTGGCCTCGCCACCGCGCTCGTCGTGCTGCGCGGCGCGCTGATCCGGACCGGGATCGGGGCGCTGATCGTCGGTGCGGGGGAGCTCGTCTACCAGTTCACCCGTCTTGTGTCCGGCGCGGGTGGCTTCGGTGAGGCCATGTCGCTGCTGAAAGACCTCGCCGTCGAGGTCTGGGAGCGGATCCGCATGGGCGCGGCGGCGGCGGGCGCGGCCGCTACGGCGATGTTCTTCGACCTGAAGGCCGACGCCGCATCGGGCATGCAGAGCGCCATCGAAAGCGTGGTGGGCTTCGGCAACACCGCTGCGAACACGTTCGAGGGCGCCTACGAGGCGATCAAGGCGATCTGGGGCCTGCTGCCCGCGGCCATCGGCGATCTGGCGTTCCAGGCGGTCAACAGCCTGGTCGACGGCGTCGAAGCCATGCTGAACGGCGTTGTCTCGCGCATCAACGGCTTCATCGGCGGCATCAACCAGGGGCTGGAAGCGCTCGGCTCCGAGCGGCGCATCTCGCTGGTGCCGGACCTCGACCTCGGTGAGATCGAGAACCGCTTCGAGGGGGCGGCGACGGCAGCGACCACCGCAGCACAGGCGGCCTTCGACCGGGCCTTCGAGGACAACCCACTCGCCGCGCCCGATCTCGGGCTGACCGAGGCGGCCGCCCGCGCGCTCGAGTCTGCGAACCTCTATCGCGGCGTGGCGCGCGATCTGGCTGAGGGGGCACGTGCGCCGCTTGAAAGCTGGCAGGCGCTGCGCGACGCGGTGCGGGGAACCGACGAGGACGGCGCCGACGCTTTGGCCGAGACGACCGCTGCGGCGGAGCGGCTGGAGACGGCGCTAGGCGATGCCGGACGCGCCGCGACCGGTGCGGGCGCAGCGGCCGGAGCTGCTGCCGCTGCGGCAGAGCCCGCGACTGAGGCGGCCGTCACCGGGTGGCAGGCCGTCACCGCAGCTCTGTCGGACTACGCCAGCAGGGCGCGCGAGATCGGCGGCGACATCGGCCAGAGACTCGTCGGCGCCTTCCAGTCTGCCGAGAACGCGGTGGGCCAGTTCGTGCGGACCGGCAAGCTGAACTTCCGCGACTTGGTCACCTCGCTGCTGGCCGATCTCGCCCAGCTTGCGGCGCGGCGCTTCATCCTCGGGCCGATCGCCAATGCGCTCTCAGGCGTGTTCTCCGGGGCGGGCGGCATCTTCGCCAACGTCCTGCATGCGGGCGGGATGGTCGGATCGGCCGGGCCCTCGCGCATGGTCCCGGCCATGGCCTTCGCCGCCGCGCCCCGGATGCATGGCGGCGGCATGGCCGGACTTCGCCATGACGAGGTGCCCGCGATCCTGCAGCGCGGTGAGCGGGTGCTGTCGCGGCGTGAGGCGCAGGCCTACGGCGCAGGCGGCGGCGTCAACGTCACCATAATGGCCCGCGACGCCGAGAGCTTCCGGCAGTCCCGCACGCAGGTTGCGGCGGACATCGCCCGCGCCGTGTCGCTCGGGCGGAGGGGCATGTGATGGCGTTTCACGAGGTCCGGTTTCCCGACAATATCAGCCGCGGCGCGCGCGGCGGGCCCGAGCGGCGCACGCAGATCGTCGAACTCGCCTCGGGCGACGAGGAACGCAACGCGAGCTGGGCCAATTCGCGCCGCCGCTACGATGTCGCGTACGGCATCCGCCGCGCCGACGATCTGGCGGCCGTCGTCGCCTTCTTCGAGGCGCGGAACGGGCGGCTCCACGGCTTCCGCTTCAAGGACTGGGGCGACCACAAGTCCTGCCTGCCTTCGGGCACGCCGTCGCCCGCCGACCAGGCGATCGGCACCGGCGATGGCACGACAACCGCCTTCCAGCTGGTGAAGCACTACGCCTCGGGTGCGCAATCCTGGACGCGCCCCATCGCCAAGCCGGTGACGGGCACCGTGCGCATCGCGCTCGGCGGGGTCGAGCAGCCCTCCGGCTGGTCGGTAGACACCGCCACCGGCGTGGTCACCTTCGGCACCGCGCCGGGCGCTGGCATCGCCGTCACAGCGGGCTTCCAGTTCGACGTACCCGTCCGCTTCGACACCGACGTGCTCGACGTGACGCTCGACCTCGAGCGGCTCGGCTCGATCACCTCCATTCCGCTGTTGGAACTGCGCCGATGAACGACGAATCCCGCTTTCTTGCTGCGGTTCTGAAAGAACTCGCCACGTCCACGGCGGTGATCCTCGCCGCCTGGGGCGCTCTCGGCGGCGCCACGAACGCACTGACCACGAAGATGCGGCTGCGCGATGCGCTGCGGCACATCCTGCTCGGCGGACTGATCGCGGCCGGGATGGGCAGCCTCTCCATGGCCGTGATCACGAGCTGGATGGGTCTGCCGCCCGAAGCGATCCCTGCGGGCGGGGCGGCAGGTTCGGCCGCCTATCTCGTCGGCGTCTTCGGTCCGGCCTTCATTGAAATGCTGCTGGCCCGCCTCCGCCGCGCCAAGCAGGGCGACGGCGATGAATGAGCTTCTCCGCCTCGCGCGCTCCCTGCGCTGCGACCCTGCCGACCCTCGGCAGGCCTTCGCCCATCGCCTGCGCATCGGTCTCGCAGTCGCAGCGCTGATCCTGGTTCTCTCGCTTCTCCGGTAATCCCATGCACATGACTGACCGGGGCCTGCTGGCCCTCGTCCGGCACGAAGGCATCGTGCCCGGACCCTATCTCGATGTGAAACAGGTCTGGACCGTCGGCATCGGCCACACCACCGTGGCCGGGCCGCCCCATCCGGCCACCATGCCGCGCGGCATGCCCGCCGATCTCGATGCCGGGATCCGCGAGGCGTTTCGGGTCTTCCGCGCCGACCTCGCGCGCTACGAGGCAGCCGTCCTGCGCGCCGTGAAGGTGCCGCTGGCGCCGTACGAGTTCGATGCGCTGGTCAGCTTTCACTACAACACCGGGGGCATCGCGAAGGCCGCGCTGACCCGGCACCTCAATGCCGGCAATCGCGTTGCCGCCGCCGGCGCGTTTCTGAACTGGCGGCGACCGGCCTCCATCATCCCCCGCCGCGAGGCCGAGCGCGACCTGTTCCGCCATGGTCGCTATCCCGGCGGCACGATCCCTGTCTGGTCCGTGGACCGCACGGGCCGGGTGGACTTCTCGCGACCGATCCGTCGCCTGACCGAGGATGATGCTCTGGCCTTGGCTCGCGGGCCGTCGCCGACGCCTCCGGTCCTCGCCCCTTCACCCACCGCGCCGACCGGCTGGCTCGCCCGGCTTGCCGTCTTCTTCGCCACCCTTGTTCGGAGGGCCTGATCCCAATGCGCTACATCCGCCCCAACTCGCTCACCTGGTGGGCGGGACTGCTCGCTATGCTCACCGGCATCGCCTCCCTCGCATTGCCTTCCACCGGGCCGCTCGGGGAACTCTCCCGTCTCGTAGCGCTGCTCGCCGGCAGCGGCGATGCCTCGCCTGCGGGGCTGATGTTCCTCGGGCTCGGCCTGATCGGCCTGCGCGACCGGATCGAGCGCGGGTTCCGCGGCGATGCTTGAGTTCCTCGCAGGTCTGGTCGTGGGCGGCTGCCTGGGCGCCTTCGTCGTCGCCCTCTGCGTGGCGGCAGCCCGCGGGGAGCGGGGCGATGGCTGATCTCCTGATCTGGCTGATGGCGGCCTTGGGCGCGGTTGGAGGTGTCGTTCTCGGCCGGGTCTGGGGGCGTGCGGAAGGGGAGCACGCGGGCAAACGGGAGGCGGAACGCGATGCCATGGAAGACAAGAACGAGCGCGTCGAGCGCGGGCGCGACGCGGTTCGTCACGGTCGCGGCGCTGGCGATCCTGCTGAGCGGCTGCGCCGCAACGATGGGCGCTGGTGATGCCGGTTGCGCATCCTATGCCGAGGCGCGGCTCGCCCGGCCCCCTGTGGATACCGTCGATGCTGTGTCTTCCGACTGGGCGGACTGGATCGCCGATCTTGACGACCGCATGACGGGAACCTGCCGATGAAATCCCTCTCGCCCGCGTTGCAGGCCCATCTCGACGACGGCACGACCACGCTCGCCTGGTGCTGGCGGATCACCCGCGCCGACGGTGCGAGTTTCGGCTTCACCGACCACGACCGGACGCTCAGCTTCGAGGGGACGGATTTCGAACCCGAGAGCGGGTTGACAGCCTCCGAGGTCCGCACGGGCTCGGACCTGTCGGTCGATGCGCAGGATGCAGAGGGCGTGCTGACCTCCGACAGGATCACCGAGACCGACATCCTCGACGGCCGCTGGGACAATGCCGAGGTGGAGGTCTGGCGCGTGAACTGGGCTGACACGGGCCAGCGCGTGCTGATGCGGCGCGGCGGCATCGGCCAGATCCGGCGCGGGCGGCTCGCCTTCGTCGCCGAGGTCCGCTCGCTCGCCCATGTCCTTGGCCAGACGGTCGGGCGGACCTTCCAGGGGACCTGTGACGCCGCGCTCGGCGATGGGCGCTGCGGCGTCGATCTCGAGGATCCGGCGTTCAAGGGCACGGGCGCCGTCATCGATCTCCTGCGGGACCGGGCCTTCACCGCCTCGGGCCTCGGTGGGTTCGCCTCCGGCTGGTTCATCTTTGGCACGCTGGACTGGACGAGCGGCGCGAATGCCGGGCGGCGCACCGAGGTGCTCGGCCATGACGTGACGGACGGCATCGCGATCCTGACCCTGCTCGAAGCGCCGGTGCGGGCGATCGCCGAGAACGACGGCTTCACAATCCGCGCGGGCTGCGACAAGCGCATGGAGACCTGCGGGGCGAAGTTCGCCAACACCGCCAATTTTCGCGGTTTCCCGCATATCCCCGGCCAGGACGCGGTCCTGCGCTACGCCACCAAGGATGGCGGGCATGAGGGGTCCGTGCTGTGACCTCCGCCGATCCCACCCGCGTCATCGCAATTGCGCGCTCCTGGCTCGGCACGCCGTACCACGACCAGGCCAGCCTTCGGGGCGTCGGTTGCGACTGCCTCGGACTGGCGCGCGGGATCTGGCGCGAGGTCGTCGGGCCCGAACCGTTCCCGATCCCGGCCTACAGCCGTGACTGGGGCGAGACCGGCCCGCGCGAGGTTCTGGCCGACGGCGCGCGGCGCATGATGACCGAGATGGAACCAGCGGCAGCCGGTCCCGGCGCGCTGGTCCTCTTCCGCATGAGGCCCCGCGCCATTGCCAAGCATGTCGGGATCCTGACCGGGCCCGGCTCCTTCCTGCATGCCTACGAGCGGCTCGGCGTGATCGAGGAACCGCTCACTCCATCCTGGCGGCGGCGCATCGCCTTCGCCTTCCTGTTCCCGCAACGCTGAGACCCCGACCATGGCAACCCTCGTTCTCGGTGCCGCTGGCGCCGCCATTGGCGGTTCGATCGGCGGCGCGATTCTCGGCGTAAGCGCCGCCACCATCGGCGGCTTCATCGGTTCCACCATCGGCTCGGTCGTCGACAGCTGGATCGTGTCTTCGCTCGCGCCCACCCAGCGCATCGAGGGCGCGCGGCTCGACACGCTGCGCATCACCTCGGCCACCGAGGGCGCGGTGATCCCGCGGCTCTACGGCCGGATGCGGATGGGCGGCAACATCATCTGGGCGACGGATTTCCGCGAGGAGACGAAGACCACCACGCAGGGCGGTGGCAAGGGTGGCGGGGGCGGCAAGGTCAAGACGACCGAGTATCTCTACTACGCCAGCTTCGCGGTGGCCTTGTGCGAGGGCCCGATCACCGGCATCGGGCGCATCTGGGCCGACGGCAAGCCGATGGACCTCTCCGGCGTCACCTGGCGCTGGTATCCGGGCGACGAGGCGCAGACCGCCGATCCGTTCATCGCCGCGAAGATGGGCGCGTCGAACACTCCCGCCTATCGCGGCACGGCCTATGTGGTCTTCGAGGAACTGGCGCTCTCGACCTACGGCAACCGCCTGCCGCAGCTCTCCTTCGAGGTGTTCCGGCCGCTCGCCGATCCCGACACGGCCGAGGGGCTGACCCGCGCCGTCACCATGATTCCCGCCTCGGGCGAGTTCACTTACGCGACACAGGCGATCCGGAAGACCGATGGCGGCGCGACGGTGCCCGAGAACCTGAATGCGCTGGCCGACTCCACCGACATGGTGGAGGCGCTCGACCGGCTGCAGGCGATGGCGCCTACGGTCGAGAGCGTCAGCCTCGTCGTGGCCTGGTTCGGCGACGACCTGCGCGCGGGTTCCTGCAAGGTGCGGCCGGGCGTCGAGGTGTCGGCCAAATCCACCACGCCTGCCAGCTGGTCGGTGAACGGCGTGAGCCGCGCCAATGCCTTCCTCGTCAGCCGCGACGATCAGGATCGTCCTGTCTATGGCGGCACGCCGTCCGACTTCGCGGTGGTGCAGGCGCTCCAGGAGATGAAGGCGCGCGGGCTGCGGGTCACCTTCTATCCGTTCGTCCTGATGGACGTGCCGCCTGGCAACACCCTGCCGAACCCGTATTCCGACAACGCCGCGGAGACCGGACAGCCTGCTTTCCCGTGGCGGGGGCGGATCACCTGTTCACCGGCTGCAGGGTTTGCGGGAACTGTGGACAAGACCGCTGCGGCCGCCGCGCAGGTCGCGGCGCTGTTCGGCGCGGCCACGCCTGCGAATTTCAGCGTCTCGGGCGAGAGCGTCAGCTGGACCGGCACGCCCGGCGACTGGGGCCTGCGGCGCATGGTGCTGCACTACGCCTATCTCTGCGCGGCGGCGGGCGGGGTCGACGCCTTCCTGATCGGGACCGAGATGCCGGGGCTGACCACGATCCGCACGGGCGTCAGCACCTATCCGGCGGTGCAGGCGTATCGGGATCTGCTCGCCGATGTACGCTCGATCCTCGGGTCCGGCACGAAGATCGGCTACGCCGCCGACTGGTCGGAGTATTTCGGGCATCAGCCGGGCGACGGCAGCGGCGACGTGTTCTTCCACCTCGATCCGCTCTGGGCCGATCCCGAGATCGACTTCGTCGGGATCGACAACTACATGCCGCTGTCGGACTGGCGCGACGGCCTCACACATGCCGACGGGGCCGAAGGCTGGCCCGCGATCTACGACCGGGCCTACCTGCAGGGGAACATCGCGGGCGGAGAAGGCTTCGACTGGTTCTACGCCTCGGCCGCCGATCGGTCGGCGCAGGTCCGCACGCCGATCACGGATGGCGGCGCGGGCAAGCCGTGGGTCTTCCGCTACAAGGATCTGCGCGCCTGGTGGTCGAACGCGCATTACGACCGCCCGGGCGGGGTGGAGAGCGGGACGCCGACGGCGTGGGCGCCGCAGTCCAAGCCGATCTGGTTCACCGAGCTGGGCTGCCCGGCCATCGACCGGGGCACAAACCAGCCGAACGTGTTCTTCGACCCGAAGTCCTCGGAGAGCTTCACGCCGCATTTCTCGCGGGGCTGGCGCGACGACGCCATCCAGCGCGCCTATCTCGAGGCGACGTACCTCTGGTGGGACGAGGCCGCGAACAACCCGCCGTCCTCGGTCTACGGCGGGCCGATGGTGCACGTCCCCGAATGCGCCGCCTGGACCTGGGACGCGCGACCCTATCCGTTCTTTCCGGCACTGACCGACGTCTGGACGGACGGCGCGAACTGGCGGCTCGGTCACTGGCTGACAGGGCGGCTTGGCGCGGTGTCCTTGGCCGCACTCGTCCGGCATCTCTGCCAGCGTGCAGGTCTGCCCGAGTCCCGCATCGACGTCACCGGCCTCTGGGGCGCGGTCGAGGGCTACGCCATCACCGCGTTGGAAAGCCCGCGCGCCTCCATCACCACGCTGTCGCGCCACTTCGGCTTCGACGCCGTTGAGACCGAGGGCGTGATCCGCTTCGTCATGCGCGGCCGCGCCTCCGTCGCCACCCTCGCGCCCGACGATCTGGTGGCCGCCCGGGAGGGCGATGTGCTGGAACTGACCCGCGGCCAGGAGACCGAACTGCCGCAGGCGCTGAAGTGGCAGGTCGCGCGGGCGGACGAGGATTACGACGCCGCCCTCGTCGAGGCGCGGCGCATCACCGTGGACACGGCGCGCATCGCGTCCGAGTCCTTCCCGATGGCGGTGCCGCCCGAGGAGGCCGAGCGCCGCTGCCGCCGCGCGCTGATGGAAGCGTGGGTGGGGCGCGAAACTGCGGCGTTCCGTCTGCCGCCTTCGCGGCTCGCGCTGGACCCGGCCGACGCGATCCGGCTCGCCCATGACGGGCGGTTGGTCAATTTGCAGCTCGTCTCCATCGCCGACGCGGAGGCGCGCGGCATCGAGGCGGTGCGCCAGGATCGTGCGACCTACGACCTGCCGCCCGGCGATCCCCGCGCGGCGTCGCTGACGCGGGCCGTGGTGTTTGGGGCGCCGGACGCGGTGCTGATGGACCTGCCGCAGCTGACCGAGGACCAGCCGGCGCATCGGCCGATGGTCGCCGCGCACGCGGTTCCCTGGCCGGGCGAGATGGCGGTGTTCCGCAGCCCCTCGACGGACGGGTTCGAGCTGCTGACCACGTTCGGCAGCCGCGCCCGGATCGGGGCGCTGGTCTCGGCCCTCTACGCGGGCCCGACATCGCGCCTCGATCTCGGCAATGTGCTTGTGGTCGATCTGCTCACCGGCACGCTCGAGAGCGTGACAGACCTGACGCTGTTCAGCGGGGCGAACGCGCTCGCCATCGAGAGCGCGCCCGGCGTCTGGGAGATCGTGCAGGCGGGCACGGCCGAATTGCTGGCGCCGGGCCGCTATCGTCTGACGCGCCTGTTGCGCGGACAGCGTGGCACCGAGAACGCGATGGGCACCCCTGCTCCTGCAGGCGCGCGGGTCGTCGTGCTGGACGACAGCCTCGCGTCGCTGCCGATCGCCGAGGCCGATCTCGGCATCCCGTGGAACTGGCGCATCGGTCCGGCCAGCCGCCCGGTCAGCGACGAGACCTATGTTGCGCAGGCCTTCACGCCCGAGGGCGTCGGTCTGCGGCCGTTCTCCGTCACCCATGTCGAGCAGCCGTGGCGCAAGCCGCGTGCGCCCGGCGATCTCACCATCCGCTGGACGCGTCGGTCCCGATCGCTCGCGGCTGATAGCTGGGGCGGGCTTGAGGTGCCTCTGGCCGAGGAACTGGAAGCCTATGAGGTCGAGATCCTCGACGGCGCCATTGTGAAGCGGGTGCTTGGCAGCGCGACCACCAGCGCAATCTACACCGCCGCCCAGCAGTCCGCCGACTGGGGCGCACCGCTCGGCCCCGGCGACACGCTCGACATTCGCATCTTCCAGCTCTCCGCCCTCGTCGGGCGGGGTGCACCCAAGGCTGTCACGCTGATACTCTGAAGGCTTTTCCCATGTCCGACGCCACGACCCATCTCCTGCTGCCCTACATCCTGGCGGCGCAGGCCCAGAAGCACGTCACTCACAACGAGGCGCTGCGGATCCTCGACGGGCTCGTCCAGCTTTCCGTCCTCGATCGCGACCTGACTGCGCCGCCTGTCAGCCCCGCCGATGGCGATCGCTACATCGTCGACTCGGGCGCGACGGGCGACTGGGCGGGGTGGGACCTGAACGTCGCGCTCTGGACGGACGGCGCCTGGCTGCGTCTGCCGCCGCGGACCGGCTGGCGGGCGTGGATCGAGGATGAAGGCCTGCTGCTGGTCTACGACGGCGCGGGCTGGATCGGCACCACGCCATCGACGCTGCAGAACATGGCACTGCTCGGGCTCGGCACAACGGCGGATGCGTCGAACCCGTTCGCGGCCAAGCTGAACGCCGCGCTCTGGACCGCGAAGACGGTGGCCGAGGGCGGCACGGGCGATCTGTTCTACACCATGAACAAGGAGGCTGCGGGCGACGATCTCGGGCTCACCCTGCAGACCGGCTTCGTGACCAAGGCGCTTGTGGGCCTCTTCGGCTCCGACCGCTTCCGCCTCGCAGTCTCCGCCGACGGCAGCACGTTCTTCGACGGGCTGAGCGTCGACAACGCCACCGGAATCGTCGATCAGCCGCGGCTGCCCCGGTTCAAGGCGTATACCAACTACGACAACTACGTCGGCGTCGGGACCTGGACGAAGATCGGGCTGAACAACACCGACTATAACGATCAGGGCGCCTTCGACGCCGCGAACAACCACTTCTTGGCGCCCGTGGACGGCACCTACCTCTTCGGCGCGACGCTGCTCTACAAGATCAACGCCAGCGCCACAGCGCGCATGCGCGGGCGCCTGGTCCTGAACGGCACAACCGAAATCCGCGGCTCCCTAGGCGAAATCTCCGCGACGCATGTCTCGCTCGCCACCGCCATCTGGCTGCAGACCATGGTGCCGCTGACCGCGGGCGATACCGTTGAGCTGCAGGGGTATTTCCGGGTCGCGGACGGGTATTTCGCGGCCGATCACACGTCCTTCTGGGGCTGCAAGGTCGGCTAAATTCTCGCCACACTGACGGTACCGTTCCCCGGGCAGTCGCAACCTTCAGAATTGGCCTGACGCGTCGCCCGCCGCATCCTGGTTTGCCTCCCAATCCCCGTAATTGCGTCCGTCTGGGAGCTTCCAGAGGATCCGGCCGTTGGCGCTCGCACCAATGACGGCCGCAGCCGCGGCAGAGGCAGACGTGAAGCTGTAGGCGCTTGTGAAGACAAGAAAATCGCCTTCCTCGCGGAGGACGCCCTTCTCCACAAGGGTGTTCCGGAGCGTGACCGTCCCTCTCGGTATCGTTCGCGTCGTCCGGACCCTTGCCCTCGAACCTGCCGTGACGACGAAATCCCCGGAGGGCCCGATCTCCATCTCTGCCGCGAAGCCGTCGCCTCGGAAGAAGAACCGAGGGCTTTCATGGAGTTCAGCCTTTGGCAGTTCTCGTCCTGCGATCTGTTCCGGCGCACGACCGCGGACTTCTCGGAAGAGATCCCAGCCGAGGGCTCCAACCAGGGTTTTCGTCTGATCCACGAACTCGTCCATTGCTGCGCGGTCGGGGAGCGGTAGCTTGCCCGCGTCGTCGGACGGCGTGCGTGTGTTGGGCAGGGTCCAGCGGGGATTGCTAACGACGGCCCGGATCAGGCAGGCTTCGACATAACGCGCGTGGCTCTTGGTCAGGTTCTCGTCCTTGCTGATCAGCACGACCGTGTCGGTCCAGAAGCCTTTGGCATCGCGACCAGCTTCATTCGAATTGTGATACGACAGGCGAGCACCGACGCCTTCGGACTCACCGATATATGCAAGCTGCCGATCCTGCGCGTCTTCATCGGCCCCGATCAGGATGTACACGCCTGGCCGTTCGATCTCGGGGAAAGCCTCTCGAACCCGACGAAGCTGGTTGCGCCGGAAGGCAATCGCCTGGATCGTCGACATCGAGATTTGCGCCACCCGGATGCCATTCGGGTCGCCGTCGAGCAGGAAGATGTTGATCGAGCGGGGTTTCATCATGCGGAAGCTCCGGAACGTCCGTTCCAAGGCCGCATCAACCGCTCCTCGATATCCCGTCGGGCGACCACTTTAGTCCAGACTTCCCAACCCCGGTCATCCCCGTCTAGGCTCAGGAAGTCCCCGTAACGAAGGCTGAACACGTCCGCCGGGCTTTCCGGCCTGGTGAAGCCCTTCAGTTCCTCCTCCAGTCGCTCGATGTCCTCAATCCAGTCGTCCTCGATCGTGTCCGGAAGGGACCCTAGGATGTCGTAGCGGTCTTGCATTCGCTCGGAGAGGCGCTGGTAAACCCTCTCGTCGATTGTCCCGGCGTAGACCAAGTTCGCCATGTCCACCTCGCGGCGCTGCTGGCCGTACCGCTTGATCCGGCCGATCCGCTGCTCGAGCCGGGACGGGTTCCAAGGAAGGTCGACGTTGATTAGGGTGCCGAGGGTTTGAAGGTTCAGCCCCTCACAGGCGGCGTCGGTAGCGCAAACGACCCGTAGCTTTCGCTCTTTGACCCCCTTTTTGATGTCCTCCCGGTCCACGGTCCGCCACTCCCCGTCCAGCAATACCCCGGACTTGCCGACCCCGGCGTAGACGGCGACCGGCTCGCCCGAGTGCGTGGCGCTGATCAGACCTCCAATCCAACGGGCCGTGTCGTAATACTGAGAGAAAATGATGCAGCCGAGCTGGAGCCAGTTCTCTTGGTCTAGGTAGTGAAGTACGGCCCGCCCCTTTGGGTCCTCCTGCCGGGCAGAGCCGAGGATCTCGAGGACCCGCTCTAGGTGGCGCGCCTCCACGTCCACTGCGGAAGCGTAGGCCTCCGCCCCCATCTCCTCGATCGCCTCGAGGAGATCTGGATCGTCCGTCTCCTCGAGGAGGAGCCCCTCGCGCCGCCGCTCCAGCATCTTCGTCGCGGTCGCCATCCCGGACGCCACAGAGGAGCAAATCCGCTGCATCATCAGGTTCCCGAGGAATCCGGTGCCGGCTTGGCGTGCCTTCATCGCCCGGGTGAATAGGCGCACCTCCTCATAGGCCCGGTCGTAAAAGTGCGGGGTCCGGACCGCGTTGCGCTCGAAGACGCCAGGCGCCGCGCCGGGGCGCGGATGGATGTTCACCGCGATCCGATCCATCAGCCCCGCATCTTCCAGCGTCTTACGGCGCCGCAGGACTACATGGCGCCCAAGCGGGTTATGGTAGCGCATGAACGGGAGCCTTCGGGCGATTTCGCCCCGCTCGAGAACCTCCTCGAGGTCATCGCGTGTGAACTCGTCCAGGTCCGCAAGGCCCCGGTCCGTGAAGAACTCCGTCTCCTCGACGTCCAGGTCTTCCCGAATCCCTCGGAACACGGCCGCCTCGCGCGCATGCGGCAGCGGGGATCGGAGCCATGGCCAGGCCGCCTCTGGGTCTGGCAGGGTCGTCCGGCCCGCGATCAGGTCAAGCGCTTGCTCCGCGTCCCACCAGCGAGACGCGCTCGGCCGACCGAGAACGTGGTCCTGGCCGTAGGCGAGCAGCTTCATCAGGTCCCAGATCTCCTCACGGTTCGTCTGGATCGGCGTTGCGGTCCCGATCACCAGGTGCCGGGTCCGACCGGCGAGCCGCTCCATCGCCCGGTAGAGCTTGCCCGGCTCAGGCTCTTCCAGCCCAATCCCACGCTTGACCCGGGCCTTGTGCCCCTCGTCGAGCGCAATCATCCCGTAGGTTCCGCGCATGAGCGCCTGTGCTTCCGGACCGCCCCGGACCAGGAGCCCCGTCGACACAATCCCGATCTGGGACGGGCAGCGCAGCACGTCCTCCGCGTCGCGGGACCGGTATAGGTGCCCCCGGTGGTCGACCCAGCCCCGCTGCGGGGCCCGGGCCCAGACGCAGGCTGGCAGCCCCAGCTTGTCCCAAAGCTCCATCTGCCACTGAAGGGTCAGGGTAGCCGGGCAGAGGATCAGGAAGGGGCCGTGCCCCATCAGTATCGTGAGCGCTCCGGTCGCCGCCATCGACAGAGTCTTGCCGACCCCCACCTCGTCGGCGAGGAGCAGCCGGGCCGCCCCGTACTTCTGGTCATGCTCGACGAAGATCTTCACAAACGCCTTCTGCCAGGGGGCCAGCCCCTCGCCGCGGCGGACGAGCGGACTTTCGACGGTGACGGATTTCGCGAGCCCGACCGGGTCGGCCCGCATCTCCTCCACCTGGACCTCTATCTTCTGGGCGGTCCGGCCGATCTCGTCGATCACCGCCTGGGAGAGGGGCACCCCCTTCTTCCAGAGCCAGTCGAATTCGGACCGAACCCATGCGGCCGCCTCCGGGGAAGGGTCTTCCCAGATCATCTCATAGGATTGAGCCCAGCCGTTCGCCGTCTCGTTAATGGACCCGATGAAGCTGGAGGTGGTTCCGTCTGGACGGGTGATCACCCCAGCCTTGCCGTGCAGGAACGGGGCGTTGTCGCGCGAGACAACTCGGATTTCGACGTTCCCGGCGGTTAGGAGTTCGTGCAGGCGCCGCCAGCGGGGCCGTTCCAGGAGCGCGTCGATCTCGTCCCCTTGCTCGTGCCACCGCTCCACCTGCGCCTGGTCCCGGGCCTTCTGGCTAAGGGTCGCCGCGGTCAGGTCGCGCGGGTCCAGGTCCGCGTTGCAGACGATCCGCACCCGGCCGATCGTGCTGATCTCCTCATGGATCAGGTCGAAGATGGAGGAGCGGAAGTACCCGGCGGGTCGTGTCTCGGAAGTGGTGGAAATTTGAAGGCGGCGTAATCTCTGGGTGAACTGACACCC